CGGTTATGCCGAGACCAAGGAGACTTCCCCGGGCATATGGACTGAGACCATTACCGAGCGCAATTACTACGGCGATGTGATACGCAACGCCAGGCGTTTGGAAAACGGAGAACATCTCAACGACAATATTAACGTGAACAATTCGATTAGTATTGTGGCAGACGGGTTTGCTTATGAGAATTTCTTTTCCATGAGATATGTGGCATGGATGGGGGCTCGCTGGAAGGTGACGAATGTCGAAGTTCAGCGCCCCCGTTTAATTTTGACGATCGGAGGGATTTACAATGGGCCAGAGGACTGAGCTTCACGCCATTCTGGCTGATATTCTCGGATCTTCAGCCGTTTACTTTCAACCCCCTGAGACGATCAAAATTAAATACCCGTGCATCATCTACGAGCGTTCGTACAACGATGTTCGCTTTGCAGACAATAATCCGTACTCCACAAAGCACCGGTATACGCTGACCGTGATTGATAAGAATCCCGACAGCGAATTGCCGGATAAGATTGCCGCTCTGCCAATGTGCAGAAGCAATCGAATGTTCACCAACGACAACCTGAACCACTATGTGTTCGATATTTACTATTAAGGAGGACTTGAACTATGGCAGCTATTGTATGGGATAAGACTGGCGAAAGATGGTATGAAACTGGCGTAGCCAAGGGCGTACTCTATACCAAGAAGACCACTGGCAGCACCACCAAGTGGGTCGGCGTACCGTGGAACGGTCTGACCGCCGTTACCGAATCCCCCTCCGGCGCTGAGCTGAACGACCTCTACGCCGATGACATCAAGTATGCTTCCCTGCGCTCGGCTGAAACCTTCGGCGCGACGATCGAAGCCTACACTTATCCGGATGAATTTGCGGAGTGTGACGGTTCCTACGAGGCTGAAGACGGTGTGATGCTTGGCCAGCAGCCCCGTAAGGCATTCTGCTTTGCGTATGTAACCAAGGTCGGAAATGACACTCAGGATGAAAGCGATGACGGCTATAAGCTGCACATTATCTACAACGCGACGGCTTCCCCGTCCGAAAAGGCGTATCAGACGGTCAACGATTCACCTGAAGCAATTACCTTCAGCTGGGAGATCAGCACGACCCCGATCAATGTGACCGGCCACAAGGCGGTTTCTACGATCGTAATTGATTCCCGCAAGGCGAACGCTACCAAGCTGACCGCGCTGGAAAAGATGATGTATGGCGATGCATCTGCCGAACCGGAGCTTCCCGAGCCGGATGCTCTGATTACCATGATGGCCGCTTCCTGATTTTTAAGACGTTGACTGGAGCCCTCTAATTGCAGAGGGCTCTTTTAATTTTGAAAGGAGACATAGCGATGATTAAGAAGACTGTGAAGTATGAGGATTACGAGGGCAATAAGCGCGAAGAGACTTTCTATTTCAACCTGAATAAGGCCGAGGTACTCGAGATGCAGGCTGCTGGTTCGCTGAAAGCGTTTGAAAAGATCGCCAACACGCAGGACACGGCGGGCGTTATTGAGATTCTGAAGGATTTGATCGTGAAGTCCTACGGCGAAAAATCTGCTGACGGCAGACGTTTCACGAAGGTTGGCAAGGATGGTCGACCGCTGGTTGAAGATTTCATCGAGACCGAAGCTTATCCGGAACTGTTTATGGAATTGGCTACTGACCCGAATGCCGCCGAGGCTTTTATTCGTGGAATTATTCCGGCAAGCCTGATGGCAGAGGCCGAAAAGGCGCAGCTGCCTGCGTAAAAACAACATGGCGATGAGGTGAACAGAGAATGCTCGAAATCACAATACCTTCCACCGAGTATTTCGACGAAAGAAACAACCGTTTCATACAGACCAGGGAACAGAAGTTGCGGTTGGAGCATTCTCTGGTTTCCCTATCGAAATGGGAATCAAAATGGCATAAACCTTTTCTGAACATGCGTGCCGACAATCGGACATGGGAAGAAACGATAGACTACGTTCGCTGCATGACAATTACCCAGAACGTGGATCCTGATATTTACTACGCTTTGACCGACGACAACATCAAGCAGATTGAGGATTATATTTCGGATCCGATGTCTGCCACCTGGTTCAGCAACAAAAACAATAGTAGGCCAAGCCGAGAAGTGGTTACGGCCGAAATCATCTATTATTGGATGATCGAACTGGACATTCCATTCGAATGCGAAAAGTGGCATTTGAACAAGCTCATGACGCTGATTCGAGTTTGCAATGAAAAGAACTCAAGCGGCAAAAAGATGAGCAAAAAAGACATTTACCGACAAAATCGAGCGCTGAATTCGGCTCGAAAGAAAAAATACAATACCCGAGGATGATCCTCGAAAAGGAGGCAGCATGATAAGCTTCAAGCACAGGGGGAACTTTAATAAAACCGAAAAGTTCTTCAATACAATCCGAGGCAAAAGTTATCTGAACATGCTGTCCAAGTATGGCCAGATTGGGGTTGAGGCGCTCAAAGCGGCAACGCCTGTTGATACCGGAAAAACCGCTGACTCGTGGACTTATGAAATCGAGCAGAGCGGCAACCGGACTATCATTGCCTGGCTGAATACAAACACCAATCAAAACGTGAACATAGCTGTAATTCTGCAATATGGCCACGGAACAGGAACCGGTGGCTACGTTGCAGGACGAGATTACATAAACCCGGCGATGCGACCAATATTTGACAGCATTGCCGATCACGCCTGGAAGGAGGTGACGAGCGCATGAGCAGCATCGATCAGAGAATTGTCGAGATGCAGTTTAAGAATTCGGAGTTTGAGAGTGGGATTAAGCAGAGCTTAAAGTCCCTCGACAAGCTTAAGAAGGGTCTGAATTTTGACGATTCGGCTAAAGACATTGATAGGCTTCAAAAAGCAGGCAATAGCTTTTCGTTGGCCAGCATGTCGCAAAGTGTAGAGAGCATCGCAAATAAATTTACCATGCTTGGCCGCATCGGCATGAAGGCCATGGACGACATTGCGTCCTATGCCTACAACACAGGTAAGCGGCTTGTAAAATCACTTTCTGTAGATCAAGTCACAGCTGGCTGGACAAAATACGGGCAAAAAACCACTTCTGTCCAGACCATCATGAATGCGACTGGCGATTCCATTGAGACCGTAAACGGATATTTGGATAAGCTGATGTGGTTCTCTGATGAAACCAGCTACAACTTTACCGAAATGACTGCCGCACTTGGCACGCTTACCTCTTCGGGTGGTAAAGTCGAAAAACTGATCCCGATGATTGAGGGTATGGCGACGGCGACCGCATTTGCAGGTAAGACCGCCTCCGAATTCAGCCGCGTGATCTACAACCTTAACCAGAGTTATAGTCAGGGATATTTGTCCCTGATGGACTGGAAGAGCGTAGAGCTTGCTCAGGTAGGTTCTGAGCAGCTGAAACAGACGCTGATCGATACGGCCGTTGAGCTCGGCACGCTGAAGAAAGCCAGCGACGGAACCTATAAGACCTTAAAGGGCACGCTCGTGACCGCTGGCAACATGGGCTCCACCTTGAATGAGAAATGGGCCACCAGAGAGGTTATGGAGGGCAGCTTTGGCAAGTTCGCTTCGGTAATGGAAGAAGCTTACAGGCTGGTCGAAGCTGGCGAATTCGACACTGCTTCTGATGCGATTGCGTCCCTCGAAGGTAAATTTGATGATATTTACTTCAAGGCTGCCAAGGCCGCGCAGGAAGCGAAGAGCTTTGGAGAAGCGATCGAGGCAACCAAGGATGCGGTAAGTTCCGGTTGGATGAAGAGCTTCGAGTTGATATTTGGCAACTACGAAGAAGCCAAAGAGATGTGGACGGATTTGGCGAACGCACTTTGGGATGTGTTCGCATCTGGCGGTGATGCTCGAAATGAGATGCTTCAGGCTTGGCACGACGCAGGCGGACGAGCAGATTTGCTTCAGGGCATTTATGACGCACTCGAAGGACTTTGGGGCATCGTACTTGCCGTAAAGGATGCTTTCGCTGATATTTTTCCGCCAATCACCGTAGATACATTGCTCAAGATGAGCAGTGCTGTCAAAGAATTCGGCGCAAATCTGAAGTATTTACTCCGGTATCGCGAAATCGTGACCGGGATGGAAGAGGTCACTCTTGAAACGCCAAAAGAAGAGCTCGAAGAATTCAACAACGAGCTTAAAAAAGGATCCAAAGGCGATGATGTAAAGAAGCTTCAGGAACGACTTACCGAACTTGGCTATGACGTTGGTCCGGCTGGAACGGACGGCATATTCGGGCCTAGAACACTGGAAGCGCTGAAGAAATTCCAGGAAGACTACGGCATGACCATAGACGGGATTTATAATTCCGACGTTCATAGCAAGCTTGGTGAAGCTCTCGGCGCTGGCGGAATTACCGAACAGTTGAAAAAAACGACCGTCTATACTTTGGTATTTGGCGACGCTTTGAAGCGTGTACAAAGGATGGCCAAAGGTGCATTCGCCGTAGTTAAAATTGGCGGGCATCTTTTTAAGTTTCTATGGAACATTGTAAAGGGTGTTCTCGATTCATTATCCCCGTTTGTCGATACGCTTTTGACGCTCGGCGCTGCACTTGGTGATTGGTTTGTAAATCTGGAGAAATCGATAAGCGAGTCCGAATGGTTTGCTAAAGCTCTCGATAAGGTCAAGAACTTCTTTGCGCCGATCAAAAATTGGGTCAATCGGGCCGGACAATCGATTCTCACTTTTTTTGGTCTCGGGAAAGAAGCCGACAAAACCACCGGGAAGATGAAGACCCTCAACGAATGG